TGAAAGAATCTGGAATCTATCAATGGATGGAGCAAAACCAGATTAAGAATGAGAAAGGGGAACTTATAACCTTTGACGATCACCCATACTTGCTCGAAATATACGGAGATACTTCCGATGATTTAACAGTGATGAAAGCGGCGCAGGTAGGAATGAGTACCTGTGAAATCGTAAAGAATCACTTCGATGCAAAGGAAATGAAGATGGACATAATTTACACGCTCCCAACGGATGCGGATGTAAGTGTGTTCGTAGGTGGAAAGGTGAATCGAATCATTGCAAACAATCCATGCATGATGGCAGATGTAGCCGACAAAGACTCAATCGAGCAGAAAAAAGTAGGCAACTCAATGATTTACTTCCGAGGAACATGGACGAAAAAGGCGGCAATTATGGTAACCGCTGACCGACTCTCACACGATGAAAAGGATAGCTCAAAGCTAGACATCATCAACGACTACCAAGCTCGTCTCCAACACTCAAAATTTAAGCAAACACATACGTTCTCTCACCCAGACATTCCAGAGACTGGAGTGCATGCGGACTTCCTCGATAGTGACCAAAAACACTGGTTCGTATGGTGTCCACACTGTGGATTCCATCAATTCCTATCGTGGAATACCGAGAATCCAAAGAAAATGAGCATAGACCTAGAACGCGAATGCTTCATTTGCAAGCGCTGTAAAGGCATTTTAAGCGACTACGATAGAGCATTGGGCCATTGGGTAGCAAAGTACCCTGAACGCAAGCGTAGTGGCTATTGGGTGCCATTACTGATAGCTCCTAGAGTATCAGCAAAAGAGATAATCAAGCGATATCGGGATACAAGTGTAACTCCTTGGTTTTTTAGTACAAGAATCCTAGGACTTCCATACGCTGATGGAACAACAAAGCTCTTACGTCATCACTTCCTCCAAAACCTTACAAACAAGCCTGATGCAGCACAAGAAGACGAGCGCGTAGTGATAGGAATCGATACAGGGCTAAAACTAGACTTCGTAGTAGGAAACAGGCGACTCGGACTATTTTTTCAAGGTGATTGTGAAGACTACAAACCACTAGATGAGCTCATGAAACGCTGGCCGAAAGCAATAGCAATAATCGACGCAGGTGGAGACTTGATAGGATCACGTGCATTTGCAGCAAGGTGGCCAGGTAGAGTATTCATATGCTACCTAACAGGCGATAGAAAAAAGAATGAACTTGCGACATGGGGAAGTGGAGATGAACACGGCGCTGTGACCGTAGATAGAAACCGAGCAATCCAACTTGTAGTAGATGAATTTCGAGACAAGCGCATACCAGTGCAAGGAACGGAAGCTGACTGGTACGAATACTGGCTAGACTGGAATAACCTATCAAAAATCAAAGTACTAGACCCTGATACGAATTCAATAAAAGGATACAAGTGGGTAAGAAACGGACGTGACCATAGAGCATTGGCAACCGTATTTTGGAGAGTGGGAATGATGCGCTTCGCAGGCACAGGTGCAATCGTAGGTGCTGACGATAAACAAAAGCCAAATAGTTACATGGTCGATAGTGCAACACAAACAGCCGACTTCAACCCCGAAGAATTATTCGACCAACTAGAAGAAGAACAAGATCATGACTGGAGAATTTAGCAAAAAAACAATCACGGAAGACGCCGAAGTCTTCATGGCATTTCAAAAGCATCGAGAGAAGTTTTTAATACTGCTCCAATCGGGTGCGTTCGACATTGTAGGAGGGCAATTAGAGGTGAATATCATCAACGGGCAGATTCAAACGATACATATCCACAACATGACCTACAAAAGACCTAGCGCTCCGCAAAAAGGAGCGTTATACTAGGGATGCACGTTCACTCTCGGGTGATCAGTGAAAACCCTGAAAAATGGGTTTGGGCATGAGGCTAAGGAAGCCAAGTCGCCTCCAAAACGACAGGATGTGGTTCGATTCCACACAGGCCCGCAAAGTTATCCACAACTAACTGTTGACTATATTTGCATACAGGTGTAGTGGGTGTATAATTATGGCATCAGATTTTCATATGCTCCAACTTCGATGAGAAGCGAGTCAGATCACTTAAGTGTGACTGACTCTATTTTTTTATAAAATAATCACAAAAAAACACGTGACCGACCCAAATTCAGTAGGCTACGAAACACTCGGAGCCGACATAAACAAAAGACCAACAGATGGTTCAGAAGAAACCAAGCAAGGTGTTGTCTCTGAAAAACTTCCCGAGCTCTCGCTAGAGATGACTAACGTGGAATTAGAAAAACTTATAAAAAAATGGGAAAAAGCATGGGATGAATCACCAAAAAAGCAAGCATGGGAAAAATTGTGTGAAGAGAATAAGAAATATTGGATGGGTGACCAATTCGATTCATTCAAAAACATCAAGACTCGACCGAACGTAGACAACCTAATATTTGAATCACTTGAAACATATCTTCCGCAAGTAACAAGACGAAATCCAGAACCGATTGTAGAGCTTGTAAATGGAGAAGACGAAACACTTCCAAAAAACGTAGAATATCTAAAAAAGCTAAAGATAAAACTTGGAGTAATAGCAGATAAAAACAAACTTCGTCTAAAACTCAAGCGTGGAGCCAGAAACTGGGCAATGAACATGGTGGGAATTGCAAAGTTCGGATGGGACTTAGACAAGAATATACCAGCAGTCAGAATCATACGACCTCAAAAAATAAAGCTAGACCCTGATGCATGGACTGACGAAGACGGTTACACGGGAAACAGAATTGGAGAGTTACGAAAAATGGAAGCATCGAAGTTACTCTCAATAATTGGGCCAGAAGACGAAACAAACAAAGAAGGAATTGCAAAATTAAATGAATTAACGAAAGAAGACAAAGCAACAGAGATTCAATTTACAGAATGGTGGACGAATGAGTACATGTGCTGGGTATTAGACGGAAAGGTACTTTTAAAAAAGAAAAATCCACATTGGAATTACGACCAAACTATTGAACCTCCAGCAGACCTAAACGCTCCAAACGCACTTACATCAAGTGCAACATCAGTGGATGAATACGGAAATGTAACAGGCGCTCCGCAAGAAAAGAAAGGAATAAACCACTTTGATACTCCTCAAATGCCGTTCAGATTCCTTGTAATGTTTACCCTAGGCGATCAGCCAATGGATAACACATCGCTAATGACTCAAAATCTTGCAAACCAAGACCGAATCAACAAGCGAAACAAACAAATCGACAAAAATGCAGATACGATGAATGATGGAATGGTAGTATCGCTCGAAAGGTCAGGACTTACAGAATCGCAGGCAAAATCAGTATCAAATGCTCTTCGAAAAGGTGGTGTGGTAGCAATTCCTAGCGGTTCACCGCAAGAAGCAATCTATCGCCCAACAGTAAACAGTCTTCCAGCCGACGTATTTAACGATAGAAACGATACAAGAGAGAGAATGAGAGACATCTTCGGTACAAGAGGCTCATCAGCAGCAGGACTTCAAAATGAGGACACAGTAAGAGGAAAAATCATCTCAAGAGGGCTTGATACAGATAGAATCGGAGGCGGAATCAGTGAATACCTCGAACAATTTGCGGACGATATATATAACTACTTCGCACAGCTTCTCTACGTTTACGATGACGCATTTACATTCATAGCAGGAACAGAACCTCCAAAAGTAAATATTTCAGTAAAAGAAGGCTCACTACTACCAAAGGACTCAACAACAATCGCAAATCAAGCTATCGAGCTTGCAACAGCAGGAAAGATGAGTAACCTAGACCTATACAAACGACTAGAATACCCGAATCCAGAAGAATTAGCGGCGAACGTATGGCTAGAGACAAACGCACCTCAAATCTTATATGCAAATGATCCGCGCATCGCTCAAGTGGTCGAGATGCAGGCTCAAGCGGCAAAAGAAGCCGCAGCAGATAAGACAACGGATGAAATGATTGGAAAATCAATAGACCATGCACACAACATGGAGAGGGAAAAAGTGAAATCAGAATCAAAAGGAGGCAAAACACCTCCAACCGATCCAATTTCGGAGGTACCACAAAATTAAAAGCACATTAAAAATAACGACGTCTCGTAGCCCGCGTCAAAAAACCAAAGGGTCACGTAGTCAAAATATATGAATGATATAGAAAACACAGGCGTACAGTTTAAACAGGAAGGACAAAATCCTTTCGCAGTAGAAACACCAGGGAACGAAAACCCTTCGGATTCGCCAACCGAAATAAATGACACCCTACCGACCCCGTCATCAGAGGGGGAACAAAAACCTGATGATAAAAAACCAGTGGAGGGTGAAGGCAATTTTAACGATCATCCAAGGTGGAAAGAGCGAGAAACAGATTGGACTAAAAGATTTAATGACCAAGAAGCTCGACACACTGCGGAGCTCGAAAAAATTCGCCAAGACTTGGAAGCTAAATTTGCGACGAAGGAAACTCCGCCCGCAGGTGCTGAACAAGTACCATCATGGTTTGGTGGTGATGAAGACCAATGGAAGGAATTCCAATCATGGAACAATTCACTACTAAGCGAAGCCGAAAAAAGAGGAGTAGAAAAGGCGATGAAAGGCATTGAGGAAAAGACTATAGCCGAACAAAATGCAATCAAAGAAGCTACGGACTATTTCGAAGCCGAAGTGACTGCACTAGAATCGGACAAAACAGTTAACCCTCAAGGCGAAAAAGTAGATCGCAATAAACTTCTCAAATTCGTACTCGATAATGACATGGTGGATTCAAAGGGTAGATGGAATTACAAAGCTGGATTCCTTGCAATGCGAGGAGCAAGCTCAAATCCATCCAAACCTAACAATGGAGAGAGACGAACCATTGCTGGAGCAACAATTGACGACAAAAAATCAGAGGAGCGATCTTCTGGTGTTACGACGAGCGATGACTTTAATAAACCAGGTGCTCGTCCTTGGTAAAAATTTTACAAACTAATTTATAAACAAAATGGCTGAATTATATGGACAGAGAATTCAGACTACAGTGCAAACTAAATATTTGCCATTCGTAGTCGACACAGTTCTCAACTCAAACGTGCTTTTTCAAAGAATTGTAAGAGCTTCAAAGAAATGGAGCGGACGAACACTCCGAGCTCCAATTAAGGTATCTAAGAACACGACTGGTCAATCTTTCCGTGGCTTCGATACTTTCTCTGTAGCGGCAACAGATAACCGACAGTTTCTAGAATTTACTCCATCTTTCTATCAGATCACTTGTGCTCTTCCAGGAGACGAGCTATCAGTAGCTGACACAGAAGAAAAGGTGCTAGATTTGATGAAACTTACTATTCAATCAGATACAGAAGACATGGCCGATGACCTCGGAACACTCTTCTACGCTGACGGTACAGGAAACGGAGGCAAAGACCCATTGGGACTTGCAGCTCTTGTTGACGACGGATCAGCAGTATCAAGCATTGGAGGACTTTCAAGATCAACTTACACGACTCTACAGTCAACAGTAACTGCATCTTCTGGAATCCTTTCACTTGCAAAAATTGACACACTTTGGTCAGCAGTTACTTCTGGAGCGCAGAAGCCAACAGCTATCTACACAACAGAAACAGGATTCAACCTTTACGGACAGCTCCTACGACCACAAGAAAGAATCAACAAAGATGCTTCTCTTGTTAAAGGACTACAGTCAGGAACAGGCTTCACTGCTCTTGATTACATGGGCAAGCCAGTAATCATGGACGAAAAATGTACATCAGGTGCATTTATCATGTTGAACGAAAAGTTCGTAGACTTCTACGCGCTCCCATTCTTCAATGCAAAGGCTGTTTCTTACAAGAGCCAAATCGAAGGTAACGACTACGAGGCCCCAATAGGTCTTGGATTCTCATGGTCTGACTGGATTATTCCAGCAAACGCAGGTTCAGTAGTAGGACACATCTACTTCGGTGGACAGTTCATCACTACAAACCCAAAGAGACACGGAAAATTGACAG